CGCTTAACCAGCTATCGATGCCTAAGGTCGTTACTCCTACTACTTGCTTGGCTGAGTTTCTTTCTCAGCAACCAGCCCAAGCATTAGAAACGTTGTTCGTACCAACCGCATCACCTGGCTTCAATTTGGACAAGACACACCCGTGGCGTGATTTTCCAGAGCACGTTGATGTAAGTGCTCCGGATCATTTGCCAGATGCTCCTGTTGACGCTACCAACCGAGTATACAAGATTTATGGACAATTGTTGTCCCAAGTGACTGACTTAGACTGCCATTTCACTATGGATGACATGTTTGCTTTGCTTAATCCTGTTGCTAATTCCCTCAAGGGTACCACTGAGAACCATCCGGTTTTCAAGTCCGTTGTTGGAAACAGGCTTCATTATGATGCAAAGAGTAACTACGTCCAGAAAGACTCTCCCGTCGATTCTAAGTTTACTCGTTTCCTTGGCCTCTCTACATCTGTAGGTAAGCAGTCTAAGGAATTCAAGTTTGCTTCTAAATCCGGGTGGTTTGATACTTGGAGCGAGTTGATTTGGAACTCTGCAACTGATCGCCCTCGTGGTGCGCTCCCTGCTGCCGGACCAAAAGCTATCAGGAAGTCTTTGAACGCGCAATTTGCGCGACGACTCACGCGCAGCAAAGAGTACTCCAAAGATCATTTCGACACTTATTCTAGTGGGTTCCCTGCCCCTGCTTGGAACGGGAAGGTTACCGTGCGGAAATATTTAAAGTCTATCTTCAAATCACTTAATTCGGAGAAGACGCCCGCATGGGACAAACAGAAGAATGCGGCTACCAAAATTGCTTGGACAGCAGATGATGACAATCTAGCGTATATTTTGCTACGTATTGTTCTCACTGTTGCCACAGATTTTGAGACCGCAGTCAATGCGCGTCCTGTTTCTTTGATGTACGCAGGTCTTTTGTCCCCAGAACAGTTGTTCACCAAGGACGAAATTCACTCAGAGAAGAAAGTCGATACTGATCGGGCTCGAATCATTTGGAATACTGCTCTGTCCGATGAGATTGTGATGAGGTTCTTCCATGACGTCCAGAACAAGCTCGAGATTGACTTGTTCCAAGACGGGCAGACCCACAGTCTCAATTTCCCCACATTTGGTTCGTGTTGTGGCATGGGCCACCACGACGAAGGTCATGTACAGACAGTGAACGCCATTCAAAATATGCTGGGCTCTGATGCTGCAAGCAAAGCTCAGTACCAGAACGGTACTTCACTCGACGCCAGTGGGTGGGATATGTCAGTGTCTTTCTTTCTTTGGATGTTAGATGCTAGGCGTCGTGCCAGTGCCGCTATGGCTGGTGGCGCTCCTTATGCCTATGTATCTGGTATGATGATGCTAGGTGTCCTTGCGTCCTCACATATCATCCAAGTTGGTTCCGAGCTGCACGAAGTTCTTTTGCGCGGCATTATGGGCTCCGGCCGTTCTTCTACGAGTTCTTCCAACTCATTTATGAGAGGCTTGCTTCACTCTGAAGCTCATTTTGCGTACGCTTTGTCACAAGGTGAGCATGGAGAAGTCGGCCTCTCGTGTAATATGGGAGACGATAACGTTGGCAAGAACGCCATCCTTGAGTTTCATAAAGCTTATTGGGCTTCTTTAGGCTGTCTCATAGACGAGAAGGGTGATGTTGTCAAGTTAGGTGAGCCTGTCTCTTTCACTTCATTCCTTTATGATATGGACGAAAGGACAGCCGTTTACAACAACGGCGAGAAGCTGCTGTTGCGGTTGGCCTATATGCATTCTGAAGGAAAGAGGTTAACTAGTGAACAGGCCTGCGGCGTGCGTTTCGCAGTTCGTGGATCAAAGTTTGCACCTTTGGTCGACGACTTCATTCGTTCTGATCCGCGCACTGCCTCCTTTCTCGATATTGACATCGATGATCCGTCTACTAGGTTTGACCTAGTAGGTTTCTGCTGAGATGGTGTGGGCGTGAGGGGTGTTTTTATAAGTTTTCATTCTCCGAGATTTGGCACCATCGTTATCGTTTTATATGTAGTATGGTTTTGATATTGTTCAGCCAGTCTCGTTGAGACATTTTCACATTTTCTACGCCTTTGCTGCGTGGGTTATCCTCCCTTTTACCACAACGGCGTATTTAGCCTCCGCTTTCGACTTCTTCGCTAGCGTTTTCAAGTATGCCCAACAACGCAATGAGTATCGACAAGCGTATGCAACAGCTCACACAGCAGGTGAACCGCCTAGGTGCAGCTATTGGGCGTGGGAACCCTCCTGCCGGCCGCCGCCGTGCTCGAGCAACCCGCGCTCAAACAGCAGCATCACGTGCAGCAATGGCAGCAACCCTCGCTCGTGGAGCACAGTTACGGTCCATTCCCAAGCATCGTGTAACCAAAGAAATGATGTTAGCGACTGGAGCACCGTCAAAGTTGACTGCGTTCGCTCAACGCGGCCAGGGCACTTACGACGCTTATGCGAAGACGCCCGAAAGTGCGACTCTGGCGGCTCAAGTAGGCCCATGCACTCCGGTTGAAGGTTTTGCACGGCTAGCTATGCCAGGGTCCACTGGTGTCGAAGATAAGACTTACGACATTGAGACAGGGTCGTCTGGTCCCACGATTACAGGTCAGATTACATCAAACGCTCAGCTTGTTGTTTTCAATCCTGGGTCGTCAGACAGTGTTATTGCTAAAGCTTACCATCTCAAGGCCAACGGTACATACGCAGAGGTCGCCGAACACCCTGTGACTTGTGCTGCGTTCTTTGAAATGGGGCCTTCTATGCAATCTGACGGCGTCTATCAAATCGACAATTATGATGGCAATGCTAACACTTCCTCTCATCCCACTGGACGTGTCGAGTCTATACCGATTCGTGGAAGCATGCGTATTCGCAACATTACTGAAAACTTTGCTGTTGGAGGTGAAGTTCGAATTATGCGCTTCAACGGCGGTCTAAACCTGGCTTATGATATCCCAGGAACAGCCGCTGTTCATCAGTCCTACATGGGTGTGAAGGAGTTCCTCGCCATCTGCGATATGATGCGTGAGTCCAAGCGCGCACAGACGTTTGACGCTGCTGAGCTTCGTACGACTCATCAGGTGAATACGTATCCAGCAGACAGCGTTCGTTCCCACACCTTTAAAGAAGATACTTCTTTCTGGGAAGCCGTCATGACTCCTAAGTATTGTACTATTTTGGTGCTCATTGAAGATTTCAAGTCTACTATGAGTGCGTCTGGTGCGAATAATACTTATAGTTTTGGCTTTGTGGCACAACGCGCTGCTCGTTTTCGCCCTGGCACTATTCTTCACAACAAGCAAATTGTGCCTAATGTCAATCAGAACCAGCACAAGGAAAACGTCAACCGTGAAGAGGCAGCTCCTCCTGCTAAACCAGCCCATGGCATTAAATCCACCTGGCCGTCTGAATCAGCCCTCGACTTAGAGGCGATGGTTAGCCCAGCTGG